GCTCATAACGGTCGAACAGCTCATTTGCTGCGTAACCTGCCGCCTTTACATCGCATCTCCGGATTGCTTTCTGGTAGAGGCTGGACATCGTGAATAATGAATGTCCGCTCTTTGTGATTAACTGATTGTATGCCATATCTCATTCCTCCTACAAAATGATTGTCAAGCCTTGGTTTTCCCTTAACTTGAGCTTAACTTTAGCAGTTTTTCACATGATTTCAAGGCGAAAACAACCGATTTTTCGTCAAATCTGCCTTTTCAGCATCTTGTACATTTTCTGTACTTTCCGGTAACTTATCTTTTGACATTTATGCGGCTCTGGTTTGTTTTGAAATTGTGATCGTAATACTTACCCCACTTATTTTTCATATACTCAACCGTCTGGTTTAACGCCCTGGAGTTCTTATTCTCATTATTGCCGCCGGCGTTCTTGTCGTACTCATTCTGCATACCGAAGTAATCCGGAATGATGATGATCCGATTCTGCAACAGTTCCTGGAGAACAAAATCCGTGTCCTCTTTTATGTAGGTCATATTATCGAACCGGCTTTTCAGACACTCTTTATTAAACCAACAAATTCCTCCGGTGATTCCTTTGAACAGGAACTCCGCATTGAACTTCCGGACATCCCCGGTCATGGTGCAGGAAGCAAACCCAAGCCTTAAATCACTCAGAATCTGTGCTACCCTCTCAAACTCCATGTCGATAACGTCCTTGTCGGCGATTTCAACTTTGTTGTTCTTGCCCTTATAGATCATCCGGGAAATATCATCATCGCACTGGATTACGATGTCCTCCGGCGTATTATCAATAATCCACTGCCTCACTTTTGCCAGGCTGTTGATTTCTTCATCCGGAGCGGTAAGAATTTTCGTTATACCGGCTTCCCGGTATGCTGCTTCCTCCGATTTCCTGACTACATAGGTGCAATCATTCAGAACATTCCAGGTCATGATCCGGTCGCTGCGTTTGTACGATGGAACATATATCCCAACGGTTTTACATGCTTGATAATCCTGATTCATGGTACCACACCGCCCTTGCTTTGATTTTCTTCTTATCGTTGATCTTGACCTTTGCACCGTCAATTCCCAGCCTACGGGTCAGCTCGTTGTAATCCATTTCATTCTTGCAGACGATCATCACGTAATCGTACTTCTCGTAATTCAGAAGCTCCATTTCCTTAATCTTCCGCTCTCCTGGGCTGCCCTCCTGCAAGTCCAGGCCTAAATCCATGTTCAAGTCAGCTGTCCAGTCTGCCAGCAAGTCCATATCCCACTCCCCGGCGTGGGTGTTGTCCTTAATGTTAATCGCCCTCAGCTCCGCCTCTGTATATCCTACCAGGCGTTTACATGTGACTTCCTGATCCGGGTTAATCTCATTCAGGATAGCGTGTCTCATGTTTCCGGCGATTACATTGTCCTGTTCATCAATCAGGAAAAGACCAAAATCCCCGAACTGCTCCAGTGAGCGTTTCAGCTCCTCACGTTTCTTCTTTCCGATTTTTCTCGGATTACCGAAACCGGTTTTAATGTCTCCTACCCTCATTGTGACAACTTCAATTCTTTTTTCCGGCA